TATATGATAGATATATATGATAGTGAATTATGATAGCGAGCCACATTTGGCTGGCAATTACCTGTACGTTTTACCTGTGCGTTTATAAGATGTGCTTATACTTTTCAAACAGAGTGTTTTTCCCTTTGCTTTTAATTACCCGTGCGTTTATGTTCAGCGGATATGAAACACATAGCCATAACCAAAGACAACTACTACAACCTTCAACTGCTATACGACAACAGCATTTGTGAGGGAAAGAAACCAACCGATGTCGTCAACTGGAATGGTAATGAGATTCTAGTTGGGTACTTAAAGTATGTCGTTGAGTACATGAAAGGAATCGTCCTTTGAACGGCTCCATTCAATCAGCAGGGGATTCATTTAATGTATCCTTCACAACCAAAGGCAAGCGTATACGCAGACGCTTCGGTTCGATGACGCAAGCTGAAGGTTACCTAATGGACTTACGCAGGGCTTCCATAGCTGGAAAGCCTTTGCCAGAGACCGAGAGCAACCTTACGACTTGGCAAGAACTCAAAGACCAGACCTACACCCTTGTTTGGAAGGGAGCCAAAAGCGAGAACACAAGCAAGCTCAACAGCGACCATGTAGTGCGTTACTTCGGTGCTAGTACACCCGTAGCTCACTTCACTCAAGGAGACCTAGACAACTGGGTGGTATCCTTAAAAGCTTTAGGCAACTCAGATGCGACCATAAACCGCAAGCTGTCTTGCTTAAGCCGTATGCTTCGGTTTGCCCTTGAAAGAGGATTGGTAACCAAAAGGTTTATCTTTCCGATCAAGAAGGAAACCAAAGGCAGAATCCGCTTTGTGACTCCAGAGGAAGAAGCTGTAATCTTATCCAAGGTAAGTGACAAGCTGAAGCCTTTGTTTATCTTCTTGCTCTACACGGGGGCAAGAGTTGGTGAAGCCTTGAAGCTGACTTGGGCTGACTTCAACTGGACTAACAAGGTGGTCACATTCTGGGATACCAAGAGTGGTGAAAGCAGGAGCATCCCGATGACAACTGGCCTAGTCATTGTTATGAACGAGCTGATGGAGGTTGGAGGGGATAGCCCTTTCGGTCACATTAAGCAGTTTGAGGTGAACAGGGCTTGGACAAGCATAAGAGACCAGATGGGCTTGACGGACGACAAAGAGTTTGTTCCTCATTCCCTTCGTCATACCTGTGCAAGCAGACTTGTTCAACGAGGCGTACCGATTGTAGTTGTCAAAGAATGGCTGGGACATAAAACAATCCAGATGACTATGAGATACGCACACCTAGCTCCTACAAACCTACTGGAAGCAGTCGGGGCGTTGGAGAGTTAACATGGACAACCCTAAACCAGATGAAAAAACCTATACTTTTGTGGAGCGTACCAAAGCTCAAGAAGAGTGGGACAAAGAAATCGGTGAACAATGCAAGTGGGATGAATACATCTCTAACAAGCTTGACCGAGAAGATAGGGAAAATCGTAGCGATGATGAAGAAATATGAAACAACTAGAAGCAATAACAACGGAGGTAGATTACATGAAGATTGAAGCACACAGGAGATTGGAATGGCAAGAGGACTTGCTGAACCAAGCCTTATACAACCTAAAGAAAATGAACTCGTCTCTTCCCAACGGATTTTGGAAAGAGCTTCAAAACATTTGTACTCAAGTGGACTCTGCTAGATACATAGGCAGGGAAACCATAAACAGACTCAAAGGTGAGGCAGGTGTGTAATGATTACCAATGGTGTTGAACAGAAACCTAGCACTATGGCTATGCTTGAACTTGCTGACCGAATTCACACTTATCCAGCAGGAAGTACATGGGTTGTTCCTTCGGGCTTCTCCGTGTGGAAGCCTCAATACAATCGTAAAGTTGTGCAAGTAGTCGGCGACAACAGCGAAGTGAACGGAAGGCTCAAGCGAATCTTCATGGAACTTGGCTGGTCAGTTGTTGAGAGGGAGCTTTTGTAATGTGCAAAACAATAACCGATCTAACAATTTACCTACTGCTAATTCTTTTTGGCTCTGTAGGGCTAGGAGTTGGCTTATTGCTTCTTTGTTTTCTCTGGTGGTTAGGAGAAAGATTCGTAGACGGAATAAAAGAAGAACTAGAAATTAGGAGATACAATGACAAAGACTCATAAATTTATAAAGCAACTTACAGATTCCTATGGACGATACATTCAGAAGTGGGGAGTCTTTGAGCAGGTACTTGAAACAGGCATCTTCAAACCCCGTGTGTATGAACGGCTATTGAAATCATTCGACAGCTTACGGCAAGCCAGCCTACATTTAAACAAATGACTACCTTTGAAGTACCCTTTAGGGATGTTTATTACATGAGTCATGGTGATGCAGATACAGCCCAATACATTAACGGAGTGGCGACCTTTGAGGTTGTTGATGATAAGGAGTATCCCTTTCGTTACATAGATTCCAATGATGTTTGGGCAAGCTCTCCACTAGGGGCTTACCAAGTAGACACCGATACGGATGAGCACAGGAAGCTGGTTCGTATAGCCGTTGAGGATGATGAGAAGGTATGGAAGTCTGCTAAAAAGCTTGCTAAAACAAAGAAGCTCATTTGAGTTTAACGCAAACACAACTAGACCATAAGGCAGTATACGAAGCACAACTAAAGCGGGACAAAGCCAAGGCTAGGAATGTCTCTTCTGGCAGGGAGAGCTTATCTGGTGGTCAAGGCTTCTTGTTACGCCATTCAGTTGCTTCCGTAGCTGAGACAATAGCCCTATGGATTGATAAGGCCCAGACTTCACCCGGCCCCAAGCACAAGTCGGCTGCTTTGATGGTGCAACTAAAGCCTCTGGAGCTTTCGGCCCTCACCTGTAGGGCGGTGCTGAATGGCATATCCACCCAGAGAGCCTTTGCCTCTGTAGCTTTTGAACTAGGTAGGCTTGTAGAGCACGAAGCAAGGCTAAAGGAAAGCCCCAGTAAAGAGTGGAACAGAATCAAGAGGAGGATGAAACTACGCAAGGGGCATAGACACAAGATGCAGACGGCTTTCCGTGGGATGAGTAACAAGACTATATCTTGGGGTACGATTGAGAAGGCTTCAATAGGTGGCGTACTCATCGAACTCTTTATTAAAAGCACAGGGCTTTGTGAGGTGGTGACTACAAGGACTAGTAAGACGAGGATGAACTACATTGTTGCAACTAAATCCTGTTCTGAGTGGATGAAGGAGTTTGAGGGTACGGAGGTTCTTCGGCCTCTTATGCTTCCAAGGGTAGAGGCTGGTTCAGACCCTAATGTATTCTGGGTTAAGTGCAGATCAAAGAAGCAGGAAGCCCTTTACAAGACCCAGCCAGAAGTTGTACGGGATTGCGTACATGGTATGCAACAGGTGGCATGGAGGATTAATACGGATGTGCTAGAGGTGCTGGATACCTATTACAAGAACGGGCTAGAGATTAATGGGGAACCCGTGAACTGCCACAAGGAGGTGATTAGGGAGAACTTGGATGCTCTTACCCCAGACCAAGCCAAAGCCAGAATCAAGGGAATGTGGAGGTCGCATACTTACAATGTCTGGAACAGAGCTAGGGGTTACTTCATCACTCAACAGATTCTCATGGCTAAAGAACTCCAAGGCCAGCCCTACTACTTACCCGTGCAACTAGACTTCAGAGGTCGGGTGTATTACCTGCCTACCCATATTGGGCCACAGCGAGATGACATCTCTAAAGCCTTGGGTGACTTTGATGAAGCCGTTCCTTTGACTGAGGAAGGCAAGTACTGGTTCAAGGTAGCTGGTTCTGCTCACTTTGGATGTGACAAGGTTAGCTATGAGGAGCGTGTAGCGTGGGCTGAATTGCATGATAGCGATATTAGGAAAGTCGTTGCTGACCCATACGGATGCAAATGGTGGCATGAAGCAGACGAGCCTTGGCAATTCTTGAGGTGGTGCTTTGCTTGGGTTAAGGGAGCTGAAAGGTATCCAGTATGCCTAGATGCTACGAGTAACGGCTTACAGATTCTTTCCCTGCTCACGGGCGATGCAGAGACAGCCCTACTCACCAATGTCCTACCCAGCGATGTACCCAAGGACATTTACGGGGCTATAGCTCTAAAGGTACAACACAACCTATTGGGTACTCCGGGGGAGCTGGCTACCTTCTGGTTGCACCACGGATGCGACAGGAAGCTGGTAAAGAGGCCCGTTATGACCATTCCGTATGGGGTATCTAGGTATGGAATGTCTCAACAGCTTATGGAACAAACCAACTGCTCTATAGTCCAAGGGCTTTACCTAGCTGATTTGATAATCAAAGCGTTGGGTGAACTGGTTCAAGCTCCACAAGAGACTATGGTTTGGTTGAAGCAACTAGCCAAAATACCAACAGACAATGGCTGTCCTATGGTATGGGTTAGTCCTTCTGGTTTCCCTGTATACCAGCCCTATTTCGTAAGCAAGTCCAAGTCCGTCAAGTTGCGTATTGGTGACACCATTAGGTACATGAACTTAACCAACCAGATAACCAGCAAGCTAGACAGGGAAGCACAGATCAATAGCTTTGCCCCCAACTTCATTCACAGCCTCGATGCAAGTGTTGTTCATGTCTCCGTGCAGAGGATGAATAAGGCAAACATAAAAAGCCTTTTTACAATTCACGATTGTTTTGGTTGTCATGCAAGTCGTGTTCCTGCTATGAGGAAAGTTGTGGCAGAAACTATGAGGGACATATTTAAAAATCCTTTGCTCAAGGCTCTTAAGACGGAAGTAGCTTCATCTATTAGTTTGCCTACTAACTTCATTTTAGAGCCTTTCTACGGCGGTTTTCATATTGACCAGATAATCCATAGTCCCTACCTTATTAAATAATATGACAACAAAATACACATTCACAAGTGAGGACATTGAGACGGGGGAATCCTATGGGTTTCCAAAATCTAAAACTACTATTGAATTTGAAGCTAAGGATATTTTTGAAGTCCTTCAAAGTTTCCAGCAATTCTTAAGAGGTAGCGGTTTTTATCCGTCTGGTCGTCTTGAATTTGTGGACGATGAAGATACTGACCCACTTCAGCCTAACCTAACTGGTTTTGAATTAAATTCCAAGTAGGCTAGAGCTAAAACACAACAACACAAAACACAGAAAGGTAAAAACACAAAATGGATAAGAAGTATAATCGTGTACGTTTGACCAGCCCTAAAGGTGTGGCGATGTACCCAAAGCTCAACAGAGCTGATACTAAATTCAACGAAGATGGTGTTTATTCTACGAAACTTTTAGTTTCCAAAGAAGAAGCTACTTCGTTTGTTCAGTCGGTAAAACAGCTCCTCAAAGAATACTACGAGGAGACTTGCAAACAGCAGAAGAAGAATAAGCTCAAGCTCGCAGACTACCCTTGGAAAGAAAACGAGGATGGTGACAAGCTAGAGATTAACTTCAAATTGCCAGCCAAGGTTAAGACCAAGAACGGGGAAATCATTGAGATGCGTCCCGCCTTGTTCGACAGCAAAGGGTCGCCGTGCGACAAGTTGATCGGTGGCGGTTCTACAATCAAGATTGGCTGTGAAGCTAGTCCGTGGTTTGTACCAGCGTTGGGAGTTGGGGTAACCCTTCGTCTCCGTGCGGTGCAAGTGATCGACCTCAAAGAGCCTTCTTCTGGTGGCTCTAGCTTTGAAAGCTTCGGCTTCTCTTCGGAAGAAGAGGGTTTTGTAGCTCAAGGCGAAACATTCCCAGAACTAACCAAACCCAAGGAGTCCTCAAGTGTACCGAGCAAAACGCCCGAACTACCAGAGGACTTCTAAATATAGAAGCGGTCTCGAAGTCCAGATTGCGTCCCAGCTTGAAAAGGCTGGGGTGCAGTTTGGCTACGAAACTATTCGACTAAAATATCAAAGAATATGTCATTACATTCCAGACTTTATACTTCCAAACGGAGTGCTGATCGAAGGAAAGGGTTGGTTCACTCCGCAGGACAGGAGCAAGTTACTCCTATTAAAGAAGCAAGACCCAAGTTTAGACATTCGATTGGTTTTTTCCAAGTCTACAGCTCGTCTAAACAAGAAGTCCCGCACCACCTACGGAGAGTGGTCAACGACAAACGGGTTCCTCTGGAGTGAAAAAGTAATTCCGCAGGAATGGCTGACTTTATAAGACATACAGAGTGTAGTAAGTGTGGCTCATCAGATGCCCGTGCAGAATATTCTGATGGGTCAGCTTACTGCTTCTCTTGTTCCGCATATTCTAAAAGCAACGGGGAGATAAAGGAGAAACCAAATATTTATATGGCTAACTTAATAGATGGTAATGTTACTGCTTTGACCAAACGCAATATCCACATGGAGACCTGTCAGAAGTTTGGCTACAAGCTGGGCGAGTTTAACGGCAAGCCTGTTCAGATCGCAGAGTACAAAGACAAAGAAGGAAACCCAGTAGCCCAGAAGCTACGCTTCCCTAACAAGGACTTTATGATTCTTGGGGAAGCCTCTGAGATGACCCTGTACGGCCAGCATTTGTTTAGGGATGGTGGCAAGATGCTTGTCATTACTGAAGGTGAGATTGATTGCCTTTCCGTATCACAAGCTCAAGGCAACAAGTGGCCTGTAGTATCCATTCCTACTGGTGCTCAATCGGCTACCAAGGCACTTCGTAGAAACATAGATTGGGTGGAGAAGTTTGAGAAGGTCGTGTTCATGTTCGATATGGATGAGGCAGGTAAGAAGGCTTCAAAGGAATGTGCATCTTTGTTGAGTCCGGGGAAAGCTAGGATTGCTTCGTTGCAGATGAAGGACGCTAACGAGTTACTTGTTGCTGGCAGAGGGCCAGAGATTATTGATGCTATATGGAGTGCTAAAGAGTTTAGGCCAGATGGAATTGTAGGGGGTAACGAGCTTTGGGATTACATTACCAAGGTTGACCTAGAAGAATCTGTATCTTACCCATACGCAGGTGTATCGGCTATGACCCACGGATTGCGTAAAGGCGAGCTAGTTACCATTTGTGCTGGTTCTGGTATTGGAAAGAGCCAGTTCTGTAGGGAGATTGCTCATTGGCTTCTACGCAATAACAAGAGCATTGGCTACATCGCCCTTGAGGAGTCAGTAAGGCGTACAGCATTGGGCATCCTAGCGATTGAAGCCAGTAAGCCGTTGCACCTAAAGCCAGACAGCATAACCCAAGAGGAACTAAAGAACCTTTTCAATGGTACTATTAGTCAGAAGTTTTTCACCTATGACCACTTCGGTTCTTTGGATTCGGACAACCTACTCAACAGAGTAAGGTACATGGCTAGGGGTTGTGGTTGTGAGTACATCGTACTAGACCACTTGAGTATTGTGGTATCTGGTATGGGTGACGGAGACGAGCGTAGGCTTATCGACAACACCATGACCAAGCTCCGTAGTCTTGTGGAAGAACTAAAGATCGGGATGATTCTTGTTTCCCATCTTAAGCGTCCAGAAGGCAGGGGGCATGAAGATGGTGCAACCACCAGCCTGTCACAGCTTCGAGGCTCTGCTGGTATTGCCCAGCTTTCAGACATTGTGATTGGCCTAGAGCGTGACCAGCAAGCCGAGGGTAACGACAGGAACATTACTAGTGTTCGTATTCTTAAGAATAGGTTTACTGGAGAAACTGGTATTAGTTGTCGCCTTGAATACAGCAAGGAAACAGGTCGGCTCAAGGAGATTGCTATACCCGATTCAGAGATTGAAGTGCCAGAAGAATTGGAATAGGGTAGGTAAAACACAACATGAAAACACTTATATTTGATTTAGAATCAGACCACCTAGTAGAAAAGACCACCAAGATTCATTGTCTTGTAATTACAGATATGGATTCTGGTGCAACCACAAGGTACAACCAACAGCCTAACGGCAACTCTATTGAAGCTGGCATCAAAGAACTAGCGAGTGCCGACAGGATTATAGGCCACAACATAATCGGGTTTGACCTGCTTGTTCTTAAGAAGCTCTATAGCTGGTTCGTAGCTCCAAAGGTGATAGAGGATACTTTAGTACTGACTAGGCTTATCTGGCCCGACCTAAAGGAGAATGACTTCTCTAGGCTTAACGATGGTTTCCCCAAAGAGATGATTGGTTCCCACTCGCTCAAGGCTTGGGGTATCCGTATTGGATTGCAGAAGGGTGACTTCAAGGAGAACAACAGCTTTGAAGTCTGGACTCCAGCTATGGAGGATTACTGCGTACAAGATGTAGCCGTTACCTTGAAACTCTACAGACTCATCCAGACCAAGAACCCATCTAAAGCTAGTGTTGATCTAGAACATGAGTTTGCAAAAATAATGCAGAATCAAGAATCCTACGGCTTTAAGTTTGACCATACCAAAGCTGAAGCTCTATGTGCTTTACTTCAGAAGAAGAGGGCAGAGATTGAGGCAAATATGCAAGCGGTGTTTCCTCCAGATGAGGAAGAGATGAAGTCTAACTTATGGGTAACACAAGACGGAAAAGAATGGACAACTAAGAAGTCAGCAGTACAGGCTGGTTACAAGGCAAAGGACATTGTTAAAGGTGGCAAGAAAAAGAAAATCATCCCGTTCAACCCCGGAAGTAGAGACCAGATCGCAAACCGCTTCATCAAAAAGGGATGGAAGCCCCAAGAGTTTACACCAGATGGCAAACCCAAAGTTGACGAACAAGTGCTTACGGCTCTTGAAAGGCTGGGCTTCGCAGAGGCCAAACCCCTCTTAGAATACTTGCTAGTATCTAAACGACTAGGCCAGCTTGCAGAGGGTAACGAGGCTTGGATGAAGCTGGTTAAAGCTGATGGTCGTATGCACGGAAGGGTAATCACTAACGGAGCAGTAACAGGTCGTTGCACGCACCGAGGGCCAAACATGGCTCAAGTACCCAGAGTGGGGTCAGCTTATGGTGAAGAGTGCCGTAGCCTATTTGTAGCTACAAAGGGCTTTAAACTGATTGGAGCAGATGCCAGCGGGATTGAGTTGCGTTGCTTGGCTCACTTCATGGCTCCTTATGACGGAGGTAGCTACGCCAAGGTGCTTCTTGAAGGAGACATCCACACAGCTAATCAACAAGCGTCTGGGTTGCCCACTAGAAACGATGCCAAGACCTTTATCTACGCCTTCTTGTACGGAGCAGGGCCAGCCAAGATTGGTAGCATCATCAACAAAGGCGAGAGGGAAGGCCGTAAGATTATTGACCAGTTCCAGACCAAGCTCCCAGCAATCAAGAGGCTTAAGGATGCCGTTGAGTTGGCAGTAAACCAGAGGGGTTACTTGATCGGGCTGGATGGCAGACACCTTCCTGTTCGCTCTGCTCACGCCTCTTTGAATGTTCTTCTTCAGTCGGCAGGTGCTTTGATTATGAAGAGGGCAACCATTAATTTAGTTAGGTCGTTGAAGGAGCAAGGCTACGAGTTTGCTAAGGACTATGGTATTGTAGCCCACATCCACGATGAACTACAGATTGAGGCTAAATGTGGCATTGAGGAGCTAGTCGGTAATACAGCAGTAGCCTCTATACGCCAAGCAGGTAGCGATTTTAAGTTCCGATGCCCCCTTGACGGAGAGTTTAAAATCGGCTTTAATTGGGCAGAGACCCATTGAGTGAGACAACCTAATGAAATTGAACTTTCGTATCTTGCTGGGTACTTTGACGGAGAAGGCTGTATTCATATCTCAAAAATTGGAGCTAGGGTTGTTGCTATTAAATCGTGCTACCCGAAAGTTGTTCAGAGATTTTATAAAATATATGGGGGCTGGTTTAAAAAACTGCCTAATAAGGGCAAAACAAAAATATGGAGGCATTTTTATTATTTTCGGATATACGGAGACGAAGCCCTCTATGTTATCAACAGTTTATTCCCATTTCTGCGTGAGAAAAAAGAGCAAGCTAGATTGTTTATTAAATATAGCTCCTCAAAGGATGCTCATACTAAAGCCCAATATTCTATGCAAATTAAGAGCTTAAAAAGAGTAAAATACTAAATTTATGAAAAACACAAAAAACACACTACTAATAGACGGCGATTGGCTTGCCTTCTGGCATACAATTACCAATGAATACCCCTGTGATTGGGGCAACGATATGTGGACTCTCCACGGAGATGTCAAAACAGCTACGCAGACCATTACTGCGTTTCTTGTAGAGCTAAAGGAGGAGCTGAAGGCCGATAGTATCAAAGTAGCTTTGTCCGACAGCACAAACTGGAGAAAGAGGATTCTTCCTACCTACAAAGAAAGCCGTAAAAAGCTTAGAAAGCCCCTTCTTTACCCAAGGGTTAGAGAATGGCTTGTTGCTGAGTATAAGGCCGAGATGCAACCAACCCTAGAGGCAGACGATTTGCTGGGTATCTGGGCTACTGAGCTAGATGGTAAAGCTATTGTTGTTGGCGAGGACAAGGACTTTAAACAGCTCCCAGCAAAGCATTACAACCCTCACAAGGCTGAAGAAGGAGTGATTGAGGTATCCAAGGAGCAAGCCGATTGGTGGCATCTATTCCAAGCCCTTACGGGTGACCAGACAGACGGCTACACAGGGCTGGTGGGCTGTGGCCCAAAGACCGCAGAAAAGATACTTGGGCCTGTGGGGTCTACTGGACTCTGGGATAAGGTTCTCAAGGCTTACGCTAAAGAAGGCGTTCCAGAATCAGAAGCCTTAGTACAAGCTAGGGTTTCTCGTATCTTGAGAAAAGGTGAATACAAAAACAATGAGGTAATACTATGGCAACCTTGAGCGTATACATAAGCGGAGCGATGACTGGACTACCGAATCACAACTACCCTGCGTTTCATGCTAAAGCTACTGAGTTAAGAGCTAAAGGGTACATAGTTCGTAATCCAGCAGAAAACTTTGATGGGGATATTACTCTGCCAAGGTATATGTATCTAAAGGAGGATATTAAAAACCTTCTAAACTCTGATCGTATTGTGTTCCTTCCGGGGTTTGAGAAGAGTGCCGGGGCTTTGCTAGAAGCTTTGGTTGCACGGGAATGTAATATCTTGACATTGGGGGAACACGAATGAGTGATGTAGTTGTTAAAGACTCTGGTAAAAGACAGAACTTTGATACTGGTTCTGTTAGGGATACCAACGAGAACAAGGGTCGGTTTGATCTGCTTCCTCCTTACGCTTTGTTTATGTGGGCTAGGCAACTTGAAGAAGGAGCCAAGAAATACGCATCACGCAACTGGGAAAAAGGCCAGCCATTGAGTCGTTACGCTAATTCTGCGTTGCGTCATTTAACTAAACATCTTGCTGGAATGAAGGATGAAAGGCATGACGTGGCTACTCTGTGGAATATTGGAGCGATGATAGAGACAAAACATAGGATTGACAAAGGCTTGCTACCAAAGGAGTTGGATGACTTGCCAAAGGAGGATTATGGCTGGCTATAAAATTATCAGTAAAAGTGAAAAAAATGTTGACGAATTTCCAAAAGTCTCTAAAGCTTTACTAGATGTATTGCAACAAATGGTTCCAGAACGATGTCCAGATTCTAGTGAGTCTGATCGGGATATTTGGATTTATAGTGGTCAGCGTCAACTTGTAAGATTCTTACAAAGTAAATTTGACGAACAACAGGAAATAGGGAGATAAATTTATGTGTATGGGAGGAGGAGGAGGAAGTTATAAAGCACCAGTTATCCCGCCACCCCCGCCCCCGCCTCCACCCCCTCCTGCCCCTGTGCAGTTGGCTAAAGGTGTGATGCCTACTGAATCTTCTAGGGCTTCTAAAAGACAAGATTATCGTAGGAGAGGCCGTGGAGCTTTAGTAATTGCTAACCAACAAGAAGATTTTAGTGGAGTAAACGTACCAAGTTAAAGGAAAAATAATATGTTAGACTACCAATCTTTAGGCCGATACGGAGCAGAATACATCAGCAACACAACTGCTGGAACTAGCAAAAACTATTGTGCTATTACGATGCTTGAGGACACTACTTTCACGACTTTAACCGCATCTAACTGGTCTGCTGGTACTACTAGTAGCAGTTATACTGGCTCAACAATTACCTACCCCAAAGGTCTTACTATTTTTGGAACCTTTACAGCCGTAACGCTGTTGACTGGTAAAATAATTGCTTATAAAGCCTTTAGCCTCTAATTGCAATAAGGCTTTAATTGCTTTACTTTTAGGGTTGCTTCTAACTTCTTGCTCTGGTAAAACATCACAGAGCGATGAAGAATACACTAAATATCCAGATGTTCCTCCATATTGGGTAACTGACCCTAATTACGGGAAATTTTAATTTATGCCACAACTAGGATTAGGACTAGATTTGACAAGACATAGCTTTGCTGGGGGTGGCCTAGACTTAACGCTTTTCTTGCCCCTTGATTCAACGTCTGAAATAACTATTTTAGGTTTTACAGACACCAATGCGAATTGGAGGTTAGCTTCACACAATTATACACTTCCAAACGGGCCTCTAGTAAAACAAGGAAGTAGCAATCCTATTTTTATTTCCGACACTAATTTTTTTAATGGTGCGAATAGTAAATTTGAATTGTCGTACACTTCTGGTACTCAAACTTGGACTTTATCGCTAGTAAATACCACTACATCTTCTACAATAACTAGCTGGTCGGCTACTGGAACGGCCACTCTTATTCCCAAAAGAGGATGGGTTGGCGGTCAAAATAGTGGTACTGATGAGATTGAATTAATAGACCCCAATTCTTATTCAAACTTTGTATCTATATTAGATTCTTTGACTTTTACTAATAATTCTGGAGTAGGAGGAACTTATAAAACAAGCTCTACTGAAAACAGAAGTTATAGAGAAAATGTTTATGTTTACCAATCGGGCAATTCAAGTACTTTAAGCAATTTATTTGATACTAATTTTTTAAAGAAAAGCAGTTTAGTTAGTGGAGCCGATACAATAAATGTATTTCCAAATCCAAATGTGTCTGGGTTTGGTCTAACCACAACACAAAGACGATACAGGGCTTATGTAGGAACAGATAATGTTTGGAGAATTAGTTCTGGTACAGACACATACCCCGGATTACCAACAGGAGATTACCCAATTCAAAATGGAGATGGTATTTATATCGCTCGTCAGTCAAGTTCCACTTTTAGATTCTTACCCATTCTTAACCAACAAAAAGTATTTAAAAGAGCTGTTTTAAGCAAGTTGTTGGCAGGAATAACTTCAATTAATGTAAATGACATTTACGATGTTTGGAGTGGAACTTATGTTGATGCTGGCAGTAATGCTGCACTTGAATCAACTACAGGAACAGGTATTTATTATACAGATTATTATACTATGTTAATAGCACCGGGAACACAAGCGGTATCTGGACAGAGTTTTCCAAATTGGACATTTTATAATGATGATGCTGGAAGTACTCTGACACATTTTTCAACTAATCCTCTTGTGCTTCCTCAAGCTGGCTGGTACAATACCTTGATTGAACAAAATTTTTATGGCCCTACTGGTCTATTACATTGGATTAGACGTGATGTGAATCTTTCTGCATGAAAACTGGAAAATCTTTATATTCTGAATTGGAGCTAGCTAGAAGTACTTACCTAGATCGGGCTAGGGACTGCTCCGAACTGACAATCCCCACCCTAATTCCTCCTTCTGGTCACGGCTCTGCTACTGAATACAGCACCCCATTTCAAGGCATAGGAGCTAGAGGTGTAAACAATCTGGCTAGTAAATTGCTTCTAGCTCTTTTACCGCCTAACCAACCATTCTTTAAATTCTCTATTGATGAGTTTAAGTTCAAAAAGCTTCAAGGCGACCAGACACTCAAAGCAGAGATGGAGAAAGCTTTGGCTGGCGTTGAAAAAGCCATTATGACTGACATTGAGACTTCTTCAGTCCGTGTAGCTACATTTGAAGCCTTGAGGCATCTTCTTGTCGGCGGGAACTGCTTGCTATATCTTCCTGCTACTGGCGGGTTGCGTGTGTTTAGACTAGAGAACTATGTCGTTAAGCGTGATTCATTCGGTAATGTGCTGGACATAGTTACCCGTGAAAAGCTTTCTGTTACTGCTCTCCCAGAGGAAGCAAAGAAACTTGTAGCAAAGAGCGAGTCGAATGAGCCTAATATTGAGTTGTTTACCTGTATCCACAGGAAAAATGACAAATGGTATGTTTACCAGACAATTAAAGACAACATTATCCCCGGCTCTGAGGGCGAATATGAACTAGATAAGCTTCCTTGGATTACTCTTCGATTTATTAGAGTAGATGGTGAAGATTATGGGCGTGGTTTTGTAGAGGAGTATCTTGGCGATTTAAGGTCGCTTGAGGCTCTTACCCAATCAGTCGTAGAGGCTTCTTCTGCTTCTGCTAAAGTCGTATTCTTGGTGCGTCCTAACGGAGTAACCAATAAGAAGATGCTGGCCGAGGCTCGTAATGGTGCAATCATCACAGGTGACAGGAATGACGTAGCTTGCTTGCAGGTAGAGAAACAAGCTGACCTTCGTATCGCTCAAAACGTCATGGAAGCTATTACCCTGCGTTTAGGTTATGCTTTCCTTCTTAATGCCTCTGCTGTCCGTAATGCAGAGCGTGTGACTGCTGAAGAAATCCGTTACCTCTCTAATGAGATTGAAACGGCTTTAGGTGGTGCTTACAGCGTCCTTTCCCAAGAGTTTCAGCTACCCTTGGTTTCACGGATTATGGATAGGATGCAACGACAGAACAGGCTTCCTAAGATCGACAATAAGATCATTCGGCCAGTCGTTACTACTGGTGTGGACGCTTTAGGCAGAGCTAGTGACTTGAATAAGCTAGACCTCTTCGTGCAGGGCATCGCTTCGATTCTAGGCCCACAAGGGCTGGCTCAGTTCATTAACATGGACAACTACCTTACCAGAAGGGCTACAAGCCTTGGTATTGATATTGAAGGACTGATTAAAGATCAACAAGCAGTAGCCCAAGAAGCTCAAGGAGCCAGCCAAAATGAGATGATGGCTCGTATGACGGAAGCTCTTGGCCCTCAAGCTATTTCAACTGCTGGTCAGATTGCTAACGACAGCCCAGAATTTAAAGCTGGACTAGCCCAAGCCTTTAGCCAATATCAGCAACAGCCTCAACCTAGTCAGTAAACAACACAACAAAGGAGTAAACACACAATGCAAGCAGTTAGCACACCCGTAACTCAAACACCTGCTGACGCACCTAATCAGCCTATTGCTGACCCTAGAGGTGGCGGTCTTATCCAGCAGGATAACCAAACAACTACTCAAGAGGTTCGTCCTACTTGGCTTCCAGAGAAGTTTAAATCTCCAGAAGAAATGGCTAAATCCTACTCTGAATTAGAGAAACGATTCAGCCAGCCTAAACAAGATGCAACCAAGACAGACCAGCCTCAAGACGGAACCCAACAGCCCGTAGCTGGCTTCCAAAAGTACAGCGAAGAGTACTTCTCCAACGGGAAGCTCTCTGATGAGACTTATACTGAATTGGCTACAAAAGGCATCCCTAAAGAGTATGTCGATCAGTATATGAAAGGCTTTGAGGCGACCCAACAGGCTGAATCTAACGCTATCATCGCTGATGTAGGCGGTGAAACTGAATTTAAAGCGATGAGTGAATGGGCAAGTGAGAACCTGTCTGAAGATGACTTGAATATCTATAATCAAGCTGTATCTAGCGGTAATAGAGAACAAGCCTCTTTTGCTGTTAAAGGTATGTATGCTCGGTTTAAAAGCGGTATCGGTGGTCGGGAACCAAGGCTCCTAGCTGGAGATACGAGGATTTCTGGCCCAACTGATGTATTTAGAAGCACAGCAGAAGTCGTTGAAGCCATGAAAAACCCCAAGTATAAATCTGATACGGCCTACCGAAAGGATGTTGAAGAAAAGCTTGGCAGGTCTAATGTATTCAACTAAAGGAGATATATATATGCAAAATAAAGCAGGTTACAAAACTACAGAGTTCTGGTTGTCCGTAGTCGCCATGATTATTGGTGCTGTATCAGCCAGCGGTCTCATTCCCGCAGAAGGAGCTTGGCAACAGATTCTAGGGGTAGCCACTACTGCCCTTGTTGCACTTGGCTATACTGGGGCAAGGTTGTCCCTTAAGAACAAAGAGTAACAATAGTGTGGTTGGCGATATTTCAAGCTCTTGCCTATCTAGTGCAAGCTTGGGTATCCTCGTTGGCGGGGAGGGCCGTCCGTGAAGTTAAAGCTTCTGATGGCTCTCCCCCGCCTCTTTATATTCGTAGGGCTTTTAACGACAGGGTGTGCGAGTTTAACCGACTCAAAAAAGGTAGTATTCGTAGATGAGTCTGGTGGGTTTGTTCGTATTGGGCCGAATGTAACTGGTCAAGTTTATGTGTGGGATGGTGAGCATTGGGCATTGAGCCAGAACAAGATAAAGATTCCCGAAGGTTGGTACGCTGGTTCTGTAGGGGCTGACGCTAAAGAAGGGCTTGACAAAGCTCCTCAATCTAGTAAATAAACACTCAAGTTTTGGAAAAGCTTTCCTAAGCCCCGACCCTCTGCGGAGGACAATCGCTGGTGCAACAGATTGATATACCAGAGCGAACAACCAAGAATTGTTGGAGTTCGTTTTGAATCGTGTGATTTAATCGGGCTTCAACACAACAAAAGAAAGCTAGAAATAATATGGCATTATCCAATGTTATCTCTCGGCCCGGTGAGAAACAAGGCGGTAGCGCAGACGCATCCGAATTGTTCCTTAAAAAGTTCGCTGGCGAAGTGCTGACGACTTTTGAAACCGAGGCTGTGTTTAAAGACCTCACTAACACTCGTACCATTCAAAATGGTAAATCGGCTCAATTCCCTGCTGTGGGCGTGGCTCTGTCCAAGTACCACACTCCGGGGGACAGCTTGATTGAAACGGGTACTTACCTCAACAATATGGCCCACACGGAAAAAGTTATTGCAATCGAAGGTCTCTTGACCTCTTCTGCGATGCTTTCCAACCTCGATGAAGCGATGAACCACTATGATGTGCGTTCCGTCTATTCGTCTGAAATTGGTCGTGCGTTGGCTAAGACGTTTGATAAGGCTGTTGCACAGACAACCATTATCGCAGCTCGAGTAGCTTCTAACTTCGCCTCTGGTGGAGCTGAAAATGCTTGGAACGCTAGTGCTAATGTTTTGTCAGTTGCTAACGCATTGACAGACGGCGTGGTACTTGCACAGCAGGTGTTGATTGCGTTGCGGAAATTGGATGAGAACGATGTTCCTTCCGATAACCGCTATGTAGCTCTTCGCCCTGCCCAGTATTGGCTCGTTGTAGAAGCTCTCACAAAGGGCGACTTCAAAGCTCCTTATACTGGCGTTACTGGCGTGTTTGAGAACGGAAAGATTGCTATGATCGGTGGTGCAACCATCGTTAAGAGCAACAACATTCCTTCCACGGACTTGTCCAGCGATGCTAACACTCATAGCTCACGTCAAGGCTATTTTGCCAAGACTGCTTGCGTGGTGTTCCATCCTAATGCTACTGGTACTGTTAAGCTCCTCGACATCGGTGTTGAGAGCGAATATCAGATCGAGCGTCAAGCAACCCTCATGGTTGCCAAGTATGCTGTCGGTCATGGTGTTCTCCGTCCAGAGTGTGCGGTTGAAATTACCAACACCTAATTAACTAGGTACTCTAGGGGCCGTCAGTCAAGCTTGTCACATCCTCGGCAAACCAAAGGTTATTGTGTTTCCCTTTGGCGAGTGAAGTGAATTTAAGCTTGGCTGGCGGTCTCTTTTTTGTATAAATTAACCCTATGCCAGTAATTGCCTCCACAGAGCTTGATGCAATCAACACAATGCTGACCACCATTGGTGAGTCTCCTGTCAATAGCATTAGTGCCTCTACCGCCGATACTCGGATTGCTCAACTCATCCTTCAAGAAGTAGATCGTGCAACGCAGATTAAAGGTTGGAATTGGAATACTGAAAAAGAAGTTACCCTTACTCCGAATGTAAGTACAAAAGAAATTACTCTTGGTAACAATGTTGTAAGAATCAGTATTGATAAACGTACTTATACAAACATTGATATTGTCCAAAGAGGCACACGTCTTTACGACAAAAAGAACAAAACATTTTTGTTTGATTCAGCTATTAAAGCTGAAATTGTTTACTTGCTTCCTTTTACAGACCTTCCAGAACAAGCCAGATACTATATTGTAGTTAGGTCTGCTAGGTTGTTTCAACAGAGAATGATTGGTGATTCAACAGGTTCAGCTTTTAGTGCTGAAGAAGAGACTACAGCTCTTATGGCTTTACAAGATTCAGAAGATGAGACAGCAAACCATAATATTTTTGATCAATATGATGTAGCTAAAGTAACTGCCTACAGGCGTTATATAGTTTAATTTATGGCAATAGCAGATGTTAAGGGAGCCTCACGGAGCCTTATTAGGACAAGTGTACCTAATCTTATTTCTGGAGTATCCCAACAAGCCGATTCTTTTAAGCTGACTACACAAGCTTATGAACAGATAAATGCTGTATCTAGCGTTGTAGACGGCTTAATTAAGCGACCCTCTACTTCATTACTTACAGAAATAAACTTTAATCAACCTGCGGGTGTTGCTACTTATCCCTATGGGGCTAGTGGTAATGCTGTATATCCTAAATTAACGCCATTAAAATACTTCACTATTTCTTCTGGTGAGTTTACTGATTACTTTGGAATTGTTTTTAACAACCCAGCAACAAGCGATAAAACCCTTAAAATTTTTGATCTAGCCGGTAATGAAAAAAATGTCCTGTATTACGGCAATAATCAAACAGCTATAAATTCTTATTTTTCTTCTCTTACTACAGAAACTCTTGGTAATAACATTAAGAGCCTTTCAATAGCTGATTACACATTTTTAGTAAATAGTGCTAAAACAACAGCTTTATCTGCTGACCTGTCAACTAAAGCTACCGCTGGTTTTGGCGGTACTCAAGTAAATCAAGGGATGGTTGTTGTTAAAACTGGATATACTGGAAATAACAGACAAAGACCAAGTGGCGAAATAAGCTGGTCTGTTCAAGTAATAGGAACTAATGATGTTCTTTATGTGCAAGCCTCTGGAACCAGTACAGAGTGGAATCCCGATTCAGCTTCTTTAGGAGGAACACCTTCAGTAATAGCTACTGATATAGCAACTAAATTATCGAATGGTGTCCAGAATAATGCTTGGACTGCAGGAGGAAGAATAGCTTCGTTTGGCTCTAATGTATATATTCAACATTCTTCTTTAGATTTTAAAATCATTGTTAATGACGGCTATGCAGGAACTATTTTTTATAGTGTAAAAGATGACGTACAAAGTTTTTCAGATTTACCCATTATTGCTCCTCACGGCTTTATTGCTAAAATTACTGGTATTCCAGAATCGGATGGCGACGAGTATTATGTAAAGCATGATAGTAATTATACTGGAGCGTTTTTGGTTGGTGGGTCTGCTACCTCTCCTGTAGGAATCTTTGCGGTTAATGAGGGTACTTGGTCGGAAACTGGTGGGCCAAGTATTCAATATAAATTAGATTCGGCCACTATGCCTCATGCTATTGTTAAGTTGGACTCGAATAACTTTTTATTTACTCCTTTAAATGGAGCTACTGCAACCTATACGCTTGGCGGGGGTAGTAGCGGAACTAAGGCGTATACTGCTCCTTCTTGGGGAAGCCGAGATTCGGGAGATTTAGAAAGCAATCCAAACCCTAGTTTTATCGGTAAAACAATAAATAATTTGTTCTTCTTTAAAAATCGACTTGGGTTTCTGGCTGGAGAATCAGTAATAATGAGCGAAGCTGGGGAGTTTTTTAATTTCTTTAAAGCATCGACAGCACAAGTTTTAGATTCAGACCCTATTGATATTACTTCGTCTACAACTGAAATCGGTACTTTGTACCATGCTGTTCCATTCTACGACAGAGTAGTGCTATTTGCTGATGGTATTCAATTCTCTTTACAATCTGATGGAGAGATGACTACCAGATCAGTTTCTTTACAGCAAAGCACTTCCTTTAATGTTGATGTTACAGCAGAACCAGTCGCTATTGGAAATAAAATTTACTTTTCTTACAGAAAAACAGATTATTCGGGCGTACAAGAGTACTTTATTAACCCTAATACAATCCTATTGGATGGCAACGATATTAGTGCTAATGTCCCTAGTTATCTTAATGGTGGAATAAGTAAATTTGCTGGTTCTGACATATCATCCGTATTGCTCTGCTTGGGGGACACTAAACCACATGAAGTAGGCGTTTACAAATTCTTTTATTCTGGGGATGAAAAAGTTCAATCAGCTTGGTCAAAATGGTCGTTTGGTATTAACAATAATGTAAAGCTGGCTTACATAAAAAGAGACAAAATCTATTTTATTATAGAAAGTGTAGGTTCTTCTGATACAGAGTTATCTATGGTGTCTTTAGATTTAGACACTACTAAAAAGGACGCTATCGGTACTCCAAATATTCAAGCTCTTGTAGATTATAAATCTTCTAATTTTACCTTGTCCTCTACTTTAAGTAACGGGGACGGGACTTTTTCACTTATTACTTTAAATAATAGAACTATTATTCCTTTAACTCAAAGCCAAATAAAGATTACAAGCCCTTACAATTCTTATGTTGCTCCTTTTTCTGCCACGACTGGTTTTAATACGCCTACCATACCTAATTATTCTTTCTTATCTACTTCAGATATAACAATTAATAATTTTAAAATAGGTTCTGGATTTTCGAGTACAGAAGGTCTTTTTGGTTCTGGATACAGATATTTTCTAACTCCAGTAGGGTCTTTTGCTACTAGTGCTTCTTTAGCAATGTCCACAAATCAGTTTGTTGAATTTTCTATTACGTTGGGTAAATATAAAAGTTTTTATTTAACTGGTATTTATAATTTTCTTACAAATGTTAATTCGTCACCTCCAAATGGTATAGTAACATTATTTTATAGTAATAATAATTCAGATTTTTCTCAGATAGGAATACGAAGTGCACCCGTAACTCCCGTTGCAACCGATTTTGACGCTCCTGTTGAATTAAAAGGAGGTGCTGAAGAAAAAACTTATTATTTTAGATTAACTTTTCATTCTTCTAATAGTAAGATTTTTTCTTTTTATAGAGATGCTAATAACCCGACTATTAATGGCTATCTATTTCCCAGCTATATTAGTGCTTCATCTCTTAATTTTGGAACAACTGGACTGATGTATAACAAAAGTCCTTATCAATTTATAAGTAGTACTGGAGTAGCTTACGATACTTACTATGCAATTTACAACTCTTCTGGAGTAGCGGGAGTGCCTGTAGCTGGCTCGATTGGGTATTGCTCTAATACTAGATTATTTGTAAAGGCTAATTTAACAGGAGTTACTGGAGTAATTGGTATTCCGTACCCTATGACTTATGAACTAGGCCGTCCAATCCTTCGTTCTGCTTCTGGCAAGGGTCAATCGGCGGTAGCTGACGGGAGACTACAGCTTAAGAACGGGATTATGCTGTACGACAACAGCCGATTCTTCCAAGTACTAGTGACTCCTAAATATAGAGATACCTATAATTACACTTATCTTTATAACTTTGTCCCTAATTATTTAGGGGTTGGGCCAACTAATCTTGACTATATGCACATGGAAGATGGAGCCTTTAAATTCCCTGTGTTTTGCCGTACTGATGACGTAAAAGTTAGTATATTAAATGAATCTCCTTATCCGTGTGCTTTGTTGAGTCTTGAGTGGGAGGCTCTGTATAGTGCAAGATCAAAACGTATTGGCTAGTTATTCTAATGGGGTTGTTGTCAGAAAGACCTTGTTGCCAGACGTAAAGTATATAGCCCCAAGACTTCGCAAAGCAGACCTTAGAGAACTTAAAGCTAACTCCCCAGCCAAGCCAGATGTTGCTCTAATGACTAGTGTGTGGTTAAGTAACCCTTGTTATACCATTTGCGTATACGGGGAACCTATTGGTTTGTTCGGTTTATGCCCCCAAAAGGATGTAGGAGTTGTGTGGATGATGGGTACTGACAAGGTGTTACAAATAAAACATACCTTTCTAAAGGCTTCTAAAGAGTGGCTTAACTATTTGCTTGAATTAAAGCCAGTTTTATTTAACTTTATACACGAAAAGAACACCCTACACATTAAGTGGTTGCGTTGGTTGGGCTTTTCAATTATAAGCAAAAAAGAAAACTTTGGTATAAATGGAGAAACCTTTTACGAGTTTGTGAGGATAAAAAATAATGTGTAGTCCAGCTTTAGCTTTTGCAGGTGTCGGCCTAGCTGTTGGGATTGCCCAGAGCGTTGCCCAGTATCAGTCTCAAAGTGACTTTGCTAATCAGCAAGCTCAAGCCCAAAGCGATGCAATTAGACAGCAACAAGAATATCAAAATAGACTTATTCAATTAGAAGGCGAAAGATTTCAAGCGGAAAGTAATGCTGTAAGGGCTAGACAACTTCAAGAACAACAGGCTCTTGCCAGACAACAGGGACAAGCTTCTAAAGAGTTTAGGTCAGCACAGGCAACCGCTTTAGTGCAGACTGGAGAAGCAGGTGTTAGTGGCCTTTCAGTTGACGCACTATTAGCTGACTTTACCCGCCAAGAGCTAGGCTACCAAGAGGGCATCTTGAGGGAGCAACAGAATAAAGATGCGTTTTACAACGAACAACTTCGTCAAAATAGAATGGCCTCTGCCTTTACTATGGCTGAAATGAACAGACCTATTACATCACAACCTATTGCTCGTCCTAGCGGTACTGCCCTTGGTCTTGAATTGCTTGGTAAGGGTGTCGGTGCTTATGGAGCTTATTTAGACTATGGTGGTGGCATGAATCCAGACCGAAATAAGTCAAAATCAGTACTGGCAATTCCTTAATTTATGGCTGTAGAATTAGTCAATAGGCGGGGTGTAAGTGTAGGGCGACTACCTGCCCCTAACATCCCTGCTCCTGCTCCAGTTGTTCAAGTAGCCACTCCTAAAGCCACGGCTCCAGCGGAAGCTGTTAGGCCACTTAGACCAGAACAGAGCGAACTAGGCCAGATTGCTAATTCTTTAGGTTTTTTTAACCAAAATCTTTTTAGCTTGGGTTCGGTATATACACGAATTTCAAATAAAGAGAATTTAGAACAGGGTCAGCAAATGGCTATGGAGGACATGGCTAAAGCTAGACAGATCACAAAGCTAGGCTTTAAGAAAGCTTCAGAGCAGGGCTTGATTGACCCCGGAGCCAACCCTTATATGCGTTTGGGTCTTTATGAGACCACGGGAAAGATTGCTGGGCAAGAATATCGTGAAGCTCTTCTAAAGCGTAGGGATGAAGTAAACAGCCCTTATTCAAAGATTACTGAAGATCAGCTTATCGCTCAAGAGCGTCAGAAGTTTGCGGAACAGGTAGGGGAAAACTTCTATGCACAGCAGGGCTTTCTTTCTGAAGCTAACCAAGCTGAACAAAGCTTTAAAAACGCTGTTATTGGAGAGAAGGCTAAATTCACTCAAATTGTAACTGAAGAAAAAGATGCTCTAGCTATCACCAAAACAATTTCTTCATTAAAACTAGCGATAACCCCAGAGGATAAAGCCAATGCTCTAACTAGCTTGAGGGAACTTTACAACAACAGGTCGCAATATGCTCCTAATGTAAATGCCTTAACAGCTAGGGACGTTGGTAATGCAATTAGGTCTATTGCTAAAGACGACCCAGATAAAGCAGGGCAAGTGCTGGATGAGATTACTACTATGGTTATTACTCGAAGAGATGGAAGCACAGCTTCTTTTGGCGAAATATTGACACCAGTAGTTGATGACCTTCAGAATATTATTGATTCATCCTTGGATAAGGAAGAGCGTAACTGGGAACGTAATCAACGTAGGGAGAACTTTAGAGCTAATGTAGAGATTGATTCTAATATCAAAAAGTTTGTGGATTCTGGGGCAAATCTATTAGATGACGCTATTGTTCCTAGCATTGTAGCCGAGGTAAGGAAAACTAATCCTAATGCCGATCTTGCTAGTGTTACACAGACAACTAGAGAAAAAATGGCACAGGTTTCTGCTCCAGATCAACAACAAGCAGTTAATTACGCTTACGAGCTGGCAAAAACAAATCCAGACGAAGCAATTCAGTTTGTTAGTGATGCTGAAGGTAAAACTATTTCTTGGGAAGCTAGTCAACAGCTAAAACAAGCTTTTACAAAAGCCAACGACAACTTGCAGTTAATTAACAGCCCCGCTTCTAATTCTTATTATAAGCTTTTGTCTGACGGCTTTAAAACAAATACAATGTTTGATTCTATGACGGAATCTGAACAAGAAGTATTTGTTCTTAACTCTAGGGCTGTTTTTGATTCTAACGTGGCCTCATTTATTGAGAGTCTTGACCCAGCGATGCCTAACACAGAAGTCAATAAGTTATTGCGTCAAGAGCTTCCTAAAATTACAGAGAAAACTAAAAACGACTTGTTTAAGGTGCAGAATCAAAAAGCTCTGGAAACACAGGCGTACTTAAGCCCTCGTTTAAAAAATGAAATTAAAACTGGTGCTCAAGACCCTAAAGTAAACCCAGTAGCCGAGTGGAAACTTGCTTCTCTTGTGTTCCCTAACACAAACCCAAATCCTAATGAAGTACTCTTGTCTAGGTGGAACCGCTTAGAACAGCTACAGAACCAGCTAGATGTAACCGCCCAAGGCACAAAGATTCCAGAGTTTAGGCCAGAACAGGCTTTAAGGGAACAGGGGGAACTGAAGCAATTCATGGCTAATAAATCACAAAACTATTTGACCCAGCTTTCTAAGCTTATTAATGCTGGTGGGGTTGAAGTTGCTGATATGTTTGGCGATGACCGCAACTCTGAATTTTACACATTTACCCCAGAACAGATGGAAAAGTACAATGCAGACTACCTAAAGATTAAAAGTCGTATGGGCTTCTCGTCTACCGAGCTTTCCAGCGGTGTTACGTCTGATGGTATTAAGTTTGACCCTAAGACCCTGTCTACTGATTCTACACTATTCTTCAAGTCTAGTGCTGAAGCCAAAAAAGCCCATGACGACTATAAGAACGCAATCAAGACGGACGCTAACGGATTCACTACTTTCGAGGGTTCTGCCCAAGGGTATTATATTCAGACTTTGGTTGACTTATATGGGATAAAAGACGAAGATGCTTTAATAGCGTTTATGAGTAACCAAAAACTCAAGCTACAGCTACTAGGAAAATAATATGGCTCTACCTTCATTTGACGAACTGCCCTCCCTAAATGCACCAGTACCCCCTATGGGTGCAACAGAGCCTCAAGTACCTATGGCTCCCGCCCCAGATGCAGAAGAGGGTGTTCTAGGAACAGCTAACAGAATTGGAACGGCTTTCTTGAGGGGCGGGGCTAAAGGCATCGGTGAAATCGCTCAAGTAGCCTCTTTTGGTAAGATTGATGACAATTTCTTGAATGTGTTTGGTGAAAGCCAGACTGGAGGCGAGGAGCTTGCTGAAGGCATTGGTAACTTTGCTGTGGGCTTCCTCCCTGCTGTGGGTGTACTGGGGAAGATTGCTACTGCCACTAAAGCATTAAAAGGGGTTGCGATGGCTGATGCAGTTGGCTCGGTGCTTTCCAATAAGTTTGCACGGGGAACGATTGCTGGTGCTGTTACAGACTTTGCCTTCTTTGATGAGCATACCAAACGGCTCTCAAACATCGCTGAAGAAGCGGGTATTCCTTTCGCTGACCTTTTGGCCCAGAGCGATTCAGACAGCGAGTTCGTTGCACGACTAAAATCGGCTTCAGAGGGGGTTCTTCTTGGTGGTGCAACAGAACTATTCATGGGTTCTGCTAAAGCCTTGTTTACGGCCAACAAAATGAAGCTGGCTGGTAAATCAGCCAAGGAAGTTGTAGAGGCTCTTAAGAAAGACCCCTCAATCCAAGGGTCAATCAACATTCTGCGTACCTCTGAAGAGGATGCCCTAGCCCAAGCTAAAGCTGTTCCTGCCTTGGCTACCGAAATGCAACCAAACATGAAGAAGGGTGCTCGTCCAGACAGGGAACTAGGTGCTAATGCTGTCCCTGTACCTGTGACTTCTGCTCCTATTAGTGAAGCCCAGCTAGGAAAGCTATTTAATGTTTACTTGTCGGGTAATGGAGAGCTAGTGGGTGAAGATATTGCCCGTGAAGCCCCAGAGATTATCACAAGCATCAAGAACCTTAAAACTGGCAAGGATGCTGAAGAATGGTTTGGTTCTTTTGCTTCAGCTTTTGAAGGATTCCTTAAGAACCGCAAGGGCGGGGTGCTACCAGATGCAGTTAGGGCTGAAAAGGGGTTAAACTACCTCAAAGAAACCCTAGATGCCCGTGGTTTTGAGACCATTTTGGGAGGTGCTAGATCGTCTGCCCAGTTTGCAAGCCAGTTGCCCGTGCTTACAGAGGCTTACAAGGTAGCCAACACCTTATTCCATACCGCTTCAAAGAACGCTGTTGATGAGTTTCTGGCTGAAATGCCTAAATTTAAGGGTTTTGCTGGCACAGCCAAGGCTCTAGCTGGTGAACTTCCTCCCTCTGCTCGTAGTTTCCTTCAGATTTTAGAAGCCCAGAAAGCTATGTCTGGATATATCAAACAAATTGGTGCTGGTGCATCTAGGACGTTGCGTGTGTTTAGGAAAGACAACACAGCACAAGCCGTAGAAGAGATTCTAGGTTCTGGAAGAGAGTTTATTGGTAAGGATGCCCAAGCCTTGATGGGAGCTGTCAACTCAAAGGGAGGTTTAAGGAGACTTGAGGATTTGGCTATGAAGATCAAACTGGCCGGGGATAACGAGGTTGCATTTACAAAGCTTGTAGACGGCACTCGTACTGGCTTGGACAGGCTGGCTACCTACACAATCAACGCTATGTTGAGCAAGGTCAGTACCTTTGCCACTATTCAGTTTGCCAGCAACAGCCTTACAAGCCTCTATTTGCCTTTAGAACGTGCAACAGGAGCTTTGTTTAGGGGTGACCTAGCTGAGTCTAAAAACTCCCTCCGAGTAATTGGCTATTACAATCGTCTAGCTGGGGAAGCCCGTAACTGGTTTGTAAAGTCGCTCAAAGAAGGACAAAGCTTTATTGGTTCTCAAAGCTCGGTTGCCGAAGCAGGTAAACAACAGGTTTTGGGTGGCGTGAAGTATCTCGAAACCAACGCCCCCATGCTTGCCAAGGCTCTAAATGGTATTGATGTGTTGCTGACCAGCCCGACTAGGTTCATGCAAGCGGTGGACGAAGGCTTTAAACAGCTTCATGTTCGTGCGTCTGCTTCTGCCTACCTTCATGGTGAAGCTATTGAAAAAGGAATTAAAGACCCTGCTCAGATTGTTGCTTATGTTGAAGAAGGACTAGCCAAGCTGGTAACGCAAGAAGGAGCATTAAACAGCGAGCTGGCAATCCGTCAACAAGCCCAGCGTATCGGTAAGGCTAGGGGGCTGAACAAGTTTGACATCGCAGACCTAGAAAACAATATGGTTTCAGAGTATCAACCTAAACTTTCTAGGATTGAAAGCCTTGCTAAAGACTTTAGCCAAGAGGCTACATTTACACGGCAGGGAGTGTTAAGTGCTGACGGCAAGACCTATGAAAAAGGCTTTTCGCAGTTAGTGAGTAATATTGCTAGTTCTTCTCCTTTGGTTCGCCTTGTTGCACTTCCTTTTGTTAATACGCCTATGAACCTAATGAAGATGGTGGGTCAAAGGCTGTTTCCAAGCATTACGACCAATATCCCCGGCATTAAAGGGTTTCATAAGCAACTTATTAACGACATGGCTTCTGGAGACCCAGCTAGAATGGCATCGGCAGAGGGCAGAATCATTATGGGTAACCTGCTTTCTGTGGGTGCGTTGATGACCGCTGGCTCTGGTGCAATTACTGGTTCTGGCCCCAGAGACCCAGAGGAACTTAACCTTCTTACTCAAACTGGTTGGCAACCTAACTCTTTCCGCATCCCAACCCCTAATGGTGATACTTACATTTCCTACGCCAAGCTAGACCCCTTTGCCAGCTTCCTTGGCCTTACGGCTGATTTTGTGGACAAGATGAGCCAGCTAAGTGAGAACCACAGGCAAGACGGGTTACAGATGTTTGCTACTGCTATCGGTATTGCTTTCGCCAAGAACGTAACCAACAAGACCTACCTAGCCTCTCTTAAGCAGTTTGACGAAGCAATCTCACAACCAGACAGGTTTATGGAGAAGTTTGTACAAATAAAGGTTGGAGCTATGGTTCCTTCTGCAATCGGTGGTTTGGCTCCCTTGTTTAATAACGAAGAGCTGGCCGAAGTCCGTAGCATCGGTGACGCTATTCTTGCTAGAATCCCCGGAGCCAACGCTGTAGAGAGCAAGCGTAATATGCTGGGCGAAAAGATCACCCGCAACTCACCCTCTATTGTCGATTACCTTGTTCCTACTGCGGTATCTAAAGACAAGAATGACGCAGTTATAAACGAGCTTTCTAGGCTCCAACACGGCTTCCGTAATCCCAGCACAAAACTTAACGGGCTTGAACTGCTAGACTATTCTATGGAGAACGGACAGACCGCTTACGACCGCTACATGGAACTTACTGGGCAAGTTAAACTAGCTGGCAAGACGCTACGCCAAAGCCTAGACAAGCTAATCAAAAGCAACCAATACCAGAGGTTGCCAGAAGATCGGCTTTACTCTGTTGATGATTCTCCAAGGATTTCTGAAATCAAGAAGGTGGTCAACAAGTATCGCCAACAGGCTAGGCTTCAGCTACAACGTGAACTTCCCAAGGTTAGACAGCAACTTCGAGTTGTTGAACAGATTAAGGAAGGAAGAAGGTCTGGTAGAAGTGTTGAAGGCTTGATTGAGTCCTTACAAGGAGTTTAAGCCGTGCCTAATACCTACGTTTCTTTTACAGCTAACTCGACAAATGACACAGACCTTACCGAGTACACAATCCCATTTAAATTCTTAAATGCTGAAGATATAAAAGTAAGGTCGATAAATACAGCTAATGAAGCTGTTTTACAATGGATTTATGTACCGATAGCAACTTGGAATACTAATTTAGTAAATGGAGAAACAAGCTACCCTTTTGGGTATTATTCGATTGTTTTTGAAAATGGTGTAGACAAAATTAAATTTTCACCAGTTAGACCTTTAAATGCAATTAGTGGAACAGGTTTTCAAGAATTTAGTATTACAATTTATAGAAGAACAGCAACTACCAATAGCACTTATTTTTCTAATGGTAGTCCAATTCAAGCTTCTGATTTAAATGCTATTCTTTTACAAAGTCTATATAATTCAGAAGAAGCTCTTGAAGGAATTGATTCAGTAAACACTATTGATTTAGCTTCAAAACTTAATTTAAAGGTAGATAAAACTGGTGATACTTTAACTGGCACTTTAAATTTTTCTAATGTAGGTGAATTACTTCAAGTTAGTAGGCTTCAAGTTAAAACATCTGGAGACGGAGTTGCCACACCTAGAGTATTTCTTCAAGGTGGCACTATTCAAAATGTTCCTACACCTGCGCTTGCTTCTGATGCCGTTAATAAGGCTTATGTAGATGGCTTAACACTAAATGGTGGAAGTGCTCCTGTAATAGCTGACGATTCAATTACAGAAACGCTTTTAAGAAAAGTAGTAGGAGAAGAAGCTGTAAGTACAGCAACTATTAGGTTTGGTGCTGTAACAAATCAAAAAATAAACACAGGAGCAGTAACAAGTGACAAATTAGGTAGTAATTCTGTAATAGGAGTAAAAATAGCTACAGGAGCAGTAACTTCAGCAAAATTAGGTGCTAGTGCTGTTACTACTGTTGCTATAAATGATGGTGCAGTACTAGAAGCTAAAATAGCTACAGGAGCAGTTACAAATACTAAGCTGGGTGCTAATTCTGTTACAGCAGATAAAATTTTAGATGGAACAATTACTTCAGCTAAATTAGCCAATGAAACTTTAATCGGCGGTAGTGTTATTCTTAATAATAGTATCCCAGCCTCTAAACTTCAAAATTCTGGTATTACTTATGACCCATCTACTCTGGGTTCTACTCATTCAACAATAAATACAACCGCTGGCACAATAAACGCTTTTAATGCAACAATTAACGCTAATAATTTGTATAAAAAGCAAATTTTAACTCTTAATGAATCTAATGAAGTAAACGCAGGTACTCTAACTCTTGCTTCTGGGTCAGTAAAAAGTGACCCAAATACAACTATCTTACCATCCACGTTAAATCAATTTACTGGCACTATTCCAGAATTAACTTTTTTTACTACGGGTGTTAATGACGGACATTATGCTTATAAAATTCAAGCTAAAAATCCCAATTTACTTGGAAATAAATTTGGAAGAACATTAATGAAATGGCAGGGAAGAAGAGGTACTCAATACGGAAGTGATTATGTTAATAGTGGTACAAGTAAGTATCCTACATTTTTTTTCAAACAGATTGCTAATATACCATTTAATTATGTTGTCTATAATGAGAATCCAGAAATTAGTTTAGTTGGAACGCCAATAGTTCCTTTGGCTACCTCGGGAGAAATTGTATTTAATAATTCTGGTAATAATACTGAAAAAAAATTTTTAATAACATTAACTGGTTTTGCTACTACCGCTAGAGTTGGTGCAAGTTTGTATATTAAACCTATTTCAGATTCTTATTCCTTTCAAGGAAGTCCTTACACAACCCCAAAATCAGTAATATCAATCATTTTTACAAATGCTTATACTAATACTCCCGACAAGTATTCTTATAGAACTTTTTCTGCCACAACAATTTTTACTCTTCAAGCAGGAACTACTGTAAATTTTCCTGTTCAATATTATTACCACGATGTAAATCAGCAAGCTCCTCCTACTAACATACCTTGTGGTTTTGGATACGGAATGGAATCTTACCCCGATGACTTTTATATTCCTCCTGCTTGGACAGGCAATCTGGGAGGTGCATACCCTAATACATGGAACGACTCAATAGTAGACCTTTTAATAGAACGAATACAATGAGCGAAGAACTACAGCGTGATATAGGCAGAATAGAGGGCAAGATTGACTCTATTTTAGCTAATCAAGACGAGTTTAAGTACACTTTTGAAAAGCACGACACTCGTTTACATAAGCTAGAAGGCTCTCAAATGAAAGCTATGGGTGCATTTGGAGTGCTGGTATTTGGGTTGAACTGGGCATGGGATTATTTTAAAAGCAAACTATGAGTGTCGAAGTTTCAAAGATTATGGAGGAGCTTCACGTTGAGCTTGCCAATGAGTTTCTACGAAGGGTAAAGATGGGTGATGCAACTCCAGCCGACCTTAACGGAGCTAGGCAGTTCTTAAGAGATAACGGAATTGATGCAGTTGCCTTGCGAGGCTCCCCTCTTCAGAAACTAGCTATGGTATTGCCTTTTGAGGAGCAACAGCTAATAGAGGCTCCAGCCAAGACTTTCAGCTTGCCAGCACCCGACCAAGTAGATAAGGCTGTTGGATTATGAAAGCACGGGATTACAAGAAAGAATACAGGGAGTACCACGGAAATTCCTTGCAAATTAAGCACCGGGCTAAACGCAACTCTGCCCGTAGGTTAATGATTCGTAAGCATGGTAAATCAAAGCTTAAGGGCAAGGATGTAGACCATAAAGACGGAAACCCTATGAACAACTCCCACGGCAATTTACGCATTACTTCTATAAAGTACAACAGAGCCAAACACTAGGCTCAATAAAACACAAGGCGGTTCATGCAACTAGACCCTAGATTAAAGGACTTTCGTAATTTTTTATACATGGCTTGGGGGCATTTAGGTCTCCCTACACCTACAAAGGTTCAGTACCAGATTGCTGAGTACCTTCAGCACGGGCCAAAGCGGTGCGTCATCCAAGCCTTCCGAGGATGCGGTAAAAGCTATGTCTCCGCTGGGTATGTGCTATGGAGACTTCTTCTTGACCCCAAGCTGAACTTCTTGGTTATCTCGGCCAGCAAAAGTCGTTCTGACGATTTCTCAACTTTCTGCTTGCGTCTCTTAAGCGAGATGCCCCTGCTCGAACACCTTAAGCCTACCGAGGAACAGCGGTGCTCCAAGGTTGCCTTTGACATCAATGGTGCTCCAGCTTCACAAGCTCCTAGCGTAAAGAGTATCGGCATCACAGGACAGATTACGGGTAGCCGAGCTGATGTGATTATTGCTGATGACGTAGAGGTTCTTAACAACTCTGCTACTGAGGGGATGCGTCACAAGCTGTCGGAAACAATCAAGGAGTTTGATGCGGTTATCAAGCCTCTAGAGACCAGCAAGGTGATCTACTTGGGAACCCCGCAGAGCTACAATAGTATTTACAAGATGCTTCCAGAGCGAGGCTTTAAGACTTGTGTATGGCCTAGCAGATTCCCTTCAGAAACAGAACGCATCGCTTATGGTGACTCGTTCTCTGTCGATCTGCGTGACGAACTTCATAACGACCCCACACTATTAGGTAAACCCACAGACCCCCAGCGGTTTAGTGAGGCCGACCTTATGGAGCGTGAGGCCAGCTATGGTCGCTCTGGGTTTGCGTTGCAGTTCCAGCTAAACACCAGCCTCTCCGACCAGAATAGGTATCCCCTCAAGCTGTCTGACTTGATTGTAATGACCCTTAACCCCGATATGGGGCCACAGAAAGCTGTATGGGCATCTAGCCCGGAGCTTGCATGGAACGAATTACCCAATGTCGGCCTTAACGGAGACAGGTTTTACAGGCCAATGAGCATCGTTGAGCCTTGGGTTAAGTACGATGGCTGTTGCATGAGCATAGACCCATCGGGTAAGGGCAGGGACGAAACAGCCTATGCGGTGGTCAAGATGCTCCACGGACAGCTATTCTTATCTGAAATAGGCGGTTTAATGGAGGGTTATAGCCCTAAAAGCCTAGAAACGCTGGCTGAAGTAGCCAAAAAACATGGCGTAAACGCTGTAATCATCGAAGAAAACTTCGGTGGTGGTATGTTTACCAGCCTTATCAAGCCTGTATTCGCCCGTATACACCCGTGCAACATAGAAGAAGTCCGGCACAGCAAGCAGAAAGAGGCTCGTATTATTGATGTATTGGAGCCTGTTATGAGTAGCCATAAGCTGATTGTGGACTCTGACCTAGTACGAAAGGACTATGCCGATTGCGATGTGCGGGGCTTAGACACCGCCCTTAAATACAGCCTGTTTTACCAGATGAGCCGTATCACAAGGGACAGGGGTGCTTTGTCTAATGATGATCGACTTGATGCTTTAGCTATGGCTGTGCAGTACTGGGTAGAGCAAATGGGCAGAGATACAGACTTGGCTTTGGTCGAACAAAAAGATCGACTTTTAGATGATGAGCTTGCTAGATTTGCAGACAGCGTATTTGGAAAAAAACGAAAACAACCAACTTGGATAAATAGATAACGGCTATGTCAGATTGGATTCTTAACAGAGCAACAATGAAGTGGGAACGCCCTGCTCCATCTTTTAGTGCTCCTTTACCAACCCCCAAAGCCCCTCAAACTACCCCTACCCAACCACAGGTTGCAGAAAAAGGCTCTACAATGCCTCAAAATGAGCCTACAATGGCCTTAAAAATGAACTTAAATAGCGACCAAGTAGATTCCCTTACAGGCATCATTCGTGACTCTGCACAGGCCATTATGAAAGCAGAAGGTGTTTCAGCCGTCCAATCTGGCCGTAAAGAGACCTATGGCTTCCGAGAGGGCAACCCCGGCTACCAAGAGGTCAGCCAAGCTGTCCAGAAGTTCGGTGCGAATAGCGAACAAGCTACCAATGCTGTAGCAGGTCAGCTTTCTTCAAAGCTCAAGGTCGTAGGGTTACCCAATGTAACCGATGCTGGCATGATTGGGGCCATTATGTCTGTTGCACACATGAGGGGTGATTCGGGTGCTAGGGCAATCCTAAACGCTGTTGGTACAAGTTCTGACAAGATCGAGTTCAGCCGTAAGGACATCACACCAGAAGCCCTTAAGGTTTTGAATGGGATGAGTGCTGGGGAGTTCCATACCAAGCTACGGCAAGCCAGAGAGCTGTATGACAAGACCCATTACTGGAACAAGACAGACAGCATCAAGATGGCTAATGGTAACACCCAGACAGGTAGATGGGGTGACCTCTTTGGTAAAGGGCTTATCAACCGCTACAATGATGAATATAAGACTTTTAGTAAGCTATCTGGTAGCTCCCCTACGGGGTAACACAAAAAAAGTACAGCTTACTACAAGCCTAGACTTAAGTTGTTTATAGTTAATAGTTTATAGTTTTCCCTTATGGGAATTGTCTGTATAGTAGAGGGAGACGATCTGATTCTCCTTACTTAAACGAATCTTAAGGGGGTATAGTTTAAGGTTACTTTATGGGGGTAAGGGGGTATATAGATTAATCATATATTAGAATAATGAGATTAATCATAGATATAGATTCTTTAAAAAATACTAGTAAGTAATAACCTATTCTAAACTTCAATCATACTCTTACATAACCAATGTATGATTAATCATATATATGTCCTTTACAAAATGAATAAAGTTACTTAGAAAACTTAAATGCCTTTAGGACTCAACATACAAAAGAACATCAAGGAACTTATGGCTGACAATAAGAAAAAAGGTAAAGCCAAAGGTGCTTCTGGTAAAAAGCGTAGCATGGCTCAGATTCTTGCTATTGCTTACTCGAAAGGTCGTAGCAAATGAAAAAAGGACTTTACTACAATATCAACAGACGCAAGAAGCTAGGCATTAGCCGTAGCAAAAAGAACTCTACGATTGACCTTAAGATTTATAAGAAGATGAAGAATAAGTCTGGTGGGTTTGCTGAATAATATATGTGTTCAGTATTGAATAATGCTCCCGCTGTTCGGGAAAGGGTGTTTTCAGAAATTAGCAACCAAGCCAGAGCACGGGGTCTAGGTCAACCTCAAACGGCTTCTGCTCCACAAGCTACAGCAAGCCCTTTAGCGACTGACGCAGTTTCAGCGTCCTCTCCAGCAAAACAAAAAAGAACTAGATTGCGTGGAGTTTATGGTTTAACTATACCTACTGAATCTTCTGGTGTAAACGTGCCTCAATGAAGATCGGCCCGTTGGAGTTTGAGGTCGTAGAGTACGACTCCACTTCAGCCTACAAAAAGCTTATGGGGAGCGAGGGTTCCTCTGATATGTTCGGTATCTGCCAGACATACCCCAAGACTCAGATTCTCATTAACAGCCTTCAAGACCCACAAAGCAAGCAACTGACTTTGCTCCATGAAGTGCTTGAGGCTATTAACTTCCTTTACGAGGTTAAGCTGTCAGAACGGGACATAAAGACCCTTGAGGCAACACTAGGGCAAGTGCTTAAGGACAACCCTAGCTTTACTAAGGGGTTTATTACTTAATCGACTTCCAGACCGCATAATCCACATCTAGCTTAACCGACCAGCACATAAGCTTATTGTAGAGCCTGTATCCGTAGCCATATTGAAGGCTAGTACGGCTTACAAGGTCGCCTAGATGGTACAGAAGCCAAGATAAAGCAGTACGCATACTACCTAGAGCCACTACTAAAGTAGTCACTACCAACCTTGGTTGTGTAGGTACGAGGGCCATAATAGCTGTCGCCCTGCTTAATGGTGATTCCACCAGCACCGAAATAGGTGTCACGAACTTTAGTCACTACACCTGTACTGGTGAAGGCTGTGTTGTTCACGATTGTAGTCGTGCCTCTGGACTGATGGGACACACCTAAAAACTCTGACCAGTTATCTTCAGCTTGTAAGGTTGCGGTTAGGAAGGTTAAGGCAATTAATAGTGTTTTCATACGGATAGAATACTAGGTACAAACGGGTTTGTAAAGGGGTGCTGTAAGTTAAAAGGGTAGCTTATAGGGGTCTTAAGATTTTGGTGAAAAAATCTGAGAGAGTATTAACGTAAATTACTGGTGCGTTTTCCCCCCTATGGGGTCAAGCCGTTTTTTTGGGCGGTCGAAGCCGTGCCGAACCACTATCAACACCAGCCGTTGCACGATGGATGCAACCAGAAAAAGATCGGGCAGGAATTGGGCAAACATGACAGGCCGTAGCAGGGGAGTGAACAGATTGAGAATGTTTACACCGCCGATGCAACGCCTTCCCAGCTCGCACCGGGGGCAAGCGGGGTCGATGCCGGGGGCAAGGGAGTTTTACGGGCTTTGCTTATGGTGCAACGCTCGCAATCGTGACGCAAAAAGAGTTTTAATTCGTTTTTTTATTATACCTTGTAAACATTAGAAAAGCTCAAGTGACCTAGTAGCCCACCTACTATCATTCTCTATCACTTTTTTTCGCTTGCCAAAAACTCAAATCGACAAGGTGAGCCGTAAATGGCCTTAGAAACGCTCTTGCCCTCTTTCCGCTATCCTCTATCTAGAAACGGACTTAAAATCTTTTTATAAACAGATAAATATCCCTTGACACTCTTTACTCTCTCCAGTATCTTCACCTTATGCAAAACGAAACTTGGACTCTCCTCACCTTCGGGATTCTTTGCCTTGTGGCAGGATTCTTCTGGGGTGCGGTATATGTCCTATTAAATAGGAAAAAATAAAACACAATGAAACACAAAAAAATCAATAAAATGAAACGCTTTCAGCTTAGAGACAAGCTGGACTCACTAATGGTGAAGAATCAGCACACCTCAAAGTATGGCGATGAAATCGTTAATGAATTGAACAGGAGGATAAAATAATGAATATACTAATCCAAGATACACTAAACCAGCGTGGACGATTCGAGCAGACTACCACTCCACGTTTTAACAACATTCGAACAGCTGACGTTATGAGCCAGTTCGAGGGGTTAGGGTGGACGCCCTTTGCCTCTTCTCAAGTTCGCTCCCGTGATGTCGAGCGCCGGGCCTTTGCCAAACACTTTGTAAGCTTGGCAAGGGTTGGAGAAGAGAAGCAGGTTGGTGAATACCTTCCCAGAATTAACCTACGAAATGCTAACGATGGTTCAGCGTCCTTTGAGTTGTTCGCTGGATTCTATCGCCTAATTTGCACCAATGGGCTGATGGTAGGCACTCAATACTCCTCAATCCGAATTCGCCATTCGCTATCATCGGATAAACTTGGGGAAGCTTTGGGGGAAGCCGTAGCCCATACTGAAAACGACCTTCAACGCTCCTCACAAGTGATTAAAGAGTGGCAAAGTATCACCCTTAACGACTCTCAACAACGTAACCTTGCGGGGTTTGCCGTTGGCCTACGTTGGCGGGATTACTTTGGCGGGGACAACTTCACCAAAACTTCCCAACGCTTAGAAGAGGCGGGGGTTGGAGTGGAGTTCATGCGGGAAGAGTTCACCCGCCGGGTTGATGAAGTAGTTAAGATACGCAGGACTGAGGACGCATCGCCTAGCCTTTGGAACGTATTCAACCGAATACAAGAAAACGTAATTCGGGGAGGGTTTAGCGTGAGTATGCCCCGCAGGACTCAACAGGGGATGGACATCCGGCCCCGCAGGATGCGAACCATCAGGAGCATATCCCAAAGCATCGACATTAATCGGAAACTATGGGACGCAACTGAATCAATCCAAAGGGGGGAAACTCTCCCTGTCTTAATTAGCTAGGGGAACAGGAGGGGCGGGGGGAGTTCAATCCTCCTCTTGCCTTTCCACCATAAAAAGGAGAATTCTTAAAATGAATACTAAAAAACTATCATCAACTATCACAACCACAGCAACAGCGACACCTGTTCCGCTTAAACATCCTAAAGATTACTCCTCGTTTAAAAACTTTCCGTCAACACGGGGAGCCATGAACGAGGAAAAAGCCTTTCAGATCACAGGAGGGTTATCCTCCCCTTCAAAAATGCCTTGCAAAGCTTACTCAATCCCGGCGAAGCATTGCAAAGTAGGGGCAAAGCTCAGAAAAATTGTAAACTCAACGTGTAGAATTTGCTACGCTTTCCGAAATAACTTTAACTATCCAAACGTAATTAACGCAATGGCGAGACGCTTTAAAGCGATTAAGCACAAACGATGGGTTGAGGCGATGATTTACCTTATAAAATGCGATGGGAATCAATTCTTTAGATGGCACGATTCGGGAGACTTGCAAAGTTTTGAGCATCTAGATCGGATATGTCAAATTGCCACCTTACTTTCAAACGTCTCCTTTTGGCTGCCTAGTCGAGAATATAAGCTTATCGGGGATTACATAGCACAGGGGGGAATTATCCCGCCAAATCTTACCATTCGCCTTTCTGCTTATATGATTGATGGCGAACTTCCCCTAACAATTGCGGATAAGCTTGGGGCAGTAGTGTCCGGGGTGACTAGGCTCGAAGGTGTGGCAACGTGCCCCGCTCCCAAACAGGGACACAAGTGTATGGACTGCCGGAAATGTTGGGACAAGCGTGAAAGGATTGTAATTTATGGAGCCCACTAAAGACCTTTGGGCAGGGGTTAAGATTCTTATCGTGCTAGGCTGGCTCTTTTTGGGGCTGGTTAGCTACATAAAAAACCACAGCAAATAAAAAAGGATGCAACAAGCGGGTGTGGGGTTCCAATCCCTTCACCTGCTTTTTTGTGCCTAGATGCCTAATGCAACCACAGCCCATAGTGGCCGAGCCAAACCAGCACCACTACCCCTTGTGTTGAAAATCCAGAAAAATCCCTTCTTCTTACTTTGAAAGGAATATAAAAAGATAAATAGAATAAGATATGATATATAGAATACTACTTTATTTATGAAATAAATAAGAAGATATATATATATGAT